GTGCAGGGTGAAGAAGTGGAAGGCGTAGTGTTGAACGAAAAGATGCAGCGTGAGGCTGATCGGCTCCTGGCGCAGATTGTCCGGGCAGACTCGATGATCATCGCGGTGAAGGCGGGTGCCCGTGCGGATGGCTTCGTGCTTGGGCTGGAAACCAGCGGGGTTTTACGTGCCGGCGATGCTGAAAGGCTTTACGTCATTTTTGAAGCGGCTTTGGTTGAGCGGCTGAAAACGCTTTCGCGGCCTTGAGCTGCGTGTCAGTCGCGCGCGGGTGGGCGGAAGGGAAAAGGCGTAGCGGGGTAGTGGGGCCGGCGGTGGAGGCTTAGTCCGAGCCACCGGCAACGAGCATGGTTACTCTACGATGCAAATCCAGCGGTGGTTCTGCCGGTATGGCGCGCGAGTGAAGTGAACATCTGAAACCAGATTCATTCCTTGCTCTTGGAGCGCTTCGGTCAGTTGTACGAGTGTCTCTGCCTGGATAGTCATTGCTGTCACCTCGTCAGATTTTCTGCGTTCATAATTCTTGACCAAGAAGACAACTGGCTAATTCAATTTTTCTACCTGACTGATATGCAAATCACCCAGACCCGCTACTGCCACTTCGATCTCAACGGAGCGCTGCAGCAATTCTTGATCGCGGTAGCAGGATGGCTTGATTGATCTTCGGGCCTTAGACTGCGAAGACCCGAAGATCGGAGCTTTTTTTAGATCCGATGGATCTGAGTGATGTGCGGCTTGCCATTAATTGGCGCGTAGATTTCTACGATCGCTTGCCAGCCGTTTGGCGAACCCGGAAGCGTAGCTTTCGACTTGTAGCGATAGTTGGTGCCATTAACGACTTGGCTGGAAACCTCTTCGGGCGCGTAGCTCACGCCAACGAAGCCGGCCAGTGCTTCTTTGAAGACTTCCTGATCCTTGGGAGTCAGTTTGTGGTAAGGGGTCCATCCACCAACAAGATGTTCTTGAGCTGTCATGAATTAAATCTCCCTATTTAAATTCCTACTCGTTTGGCTTTTCGGAGTACGCCCCGTTTATTCAATGGTTTCCGGAATCCATTTCCTGAATAGTTTTCCGCGCATCCCTGACTGCATTGAGATGATTGTCCAGGAAAACACCGATACGAGCTTACTGCCGGTGCCGGGGAGTGTAGGTGAAGAGGGAGGGAGGTCAAGGAGATCGCTGCGAAGAGGTGCGACCTGAAATTCGAGATATATCTATGCCTTGTTTAGCTAACGGCCAGAAGCGGATGGTTGAATTCACAGCCGAAAGCGGTCACTCGGGCGCCATCAAAACGGCCAAGGTCATCTTGATGAACTCCTCGTTCTAGTCGATCGTCCAGAGTGCGCCGCGCACGTTCTCGGCGGCATCTGCCGATCCGCGCTGCCCGCCGAGTGATGGAACGCATCCGGCCAGGCGGAAATTTTCCAGGACGCCAGAAACGACAAAGCCCTGACTAATCAGGGCTTTGTCGTACATAAGATGGCGGAGGCGATGGGATTCGAACTCATGGACCTGTTACAGTCGACGGTTTTCAAGACCGCTACGGAAAGCCGCTGAATACGCGGCCTCAGACGCTTTTTCGTTCCAATACTTTTGTTTTGCAGCACCTCTACAGACCGCATTCTACAAGGGGCGCCTTTCGGGTTATGGAACTCTTTTTCGGCCTATTTTGAGGGTTTCGCGATGGCGCCGACGCGACGATAAACTCGCTCGGTAATGTCGCCTTTTGTGTGCCCGAGCAGCAGGCTGGCGTCACCCACATCGCTGATTTCCGATGCCGCCTTTGGCCGGATGTCCCTAAACTGGAATTCACCGATCCTCTTTGCCAGCAGCTCGTCTCCCTGCTCAAGAGCGTCCAGCTTTGCCTTCTCCCGCGCGGCATCCCATCGCTTCCTCAGCATCGTCGCCGTCATCCGTTTACCGCTCCGGTTGATGATCAGGTAGCTCGAAACGTGCGCAGCGTTCCGCTCTGTGATCGCAGCGATCAGAATGCCCAGGCTGTTCGCCTCTCCGGCGGTCGTCATCTGAATGCGCAGCTTCTTGTGCGTCTTGTTCTGCTGAACAGTCAGATATCCGCCTTCAACATCATCCTTCCGCATAACCAGCACATCTGCCGGCCTTTGCCCGGTCAGATAGGCCAGGTCCATCGCTTCTTTCAGCTCCTGAGCTGCCTGCTTGTACACCGCCTCCCAGACCACATCATTCGCGTAATAGTCCCTCGGCGTCTCCTTGTTCTTGCGCACACCTTGGCAGGGATTTTCTTTTGTCGTCAGCCCCCATTCCCGGGCGATGTTGAAAATGTGGGAGAGGGTAGCGATCTCACGGTTCGCCCGGACCTTCGCCGATCTCGCATCGCGGTACCCGGCAATCGTTGCTGGCGTGATTGAGTCGATCGGGGCGCTGTCGAACATTGGCCGGAGCTGCTTGATTTCCGCCAGGTTGTCCTTCTGCGTGCGCGGTGCTTTCTTCGGCACCACATCACGAATGTACCGGTCGAAGACTCCCTTCATGGTGCGCAGGTCGAGGGGCTTTTCCTTGGCTTCGAGTTCGGCCCACTTCAGCCTTGCCTTGTCGAGATCCTTGCCCAGAGGGATGTCATTGCCGAGCAGGTCGCGGTAGTAATACGCGGTCCATGTACTACCGTTTTTGCGCTTTCGGGATCGCTTGTACATTCGAGGGGGCAGGTGCTGGTGCTCGGTCTTGCGGGGGCGCATATCAATTCACTCGCGAATAATCAGGTGTCCATACCGGTGCGGCCGGCGGCGGGTTCTGATCGGCGATAGTGGGGCTGATCATGCCCAGCTTCATGCGGGCGTACATCCGCCCCACCAGCGGGCGCTTACCGCGGCTTTCGACAAACACCCACTGGCGATCTATCAGCCAGCGGCGCTGGTAGGCCCGGGCCTTGTAGCCGGTGAGCTCGGCCAGCTCCTCGTCAGAGAGAATTTCAGTTTCCATTGTATTGCTCCATGCCGCGCGTGGCGGCAGAAGGTGGTGATGGGTTATGCGCCGGCCCTGGCCAGCACCGCGTCGGCGACCTTCATGGCGGCTTGCGCATCGTTGACGTAGGCGGGATCGAAATAGCCGGCCAAATGGATGGTCGCCTGACAGGCGCGCAGGTTCTCGCGGGTGAGCTTCAACGCGACGATCAGCTCTTCGTGCAGTCCGCGTTCCTCTCGGCCGATATCCCAGAAGCGCTGGCCCCAGTGTCCAGCCGGTGGTGGGTTGCTGTTCTGCGCGCCAAGCGCCAATGCACCGACTACAGAGTCCAGCAGGTCACGCTTGTAGGCGTTATCGCCGTCGATGCTCAGGCCCTGCCGGCGCAGCGCGTCCAGCGCGTTATTCAGATTCGCCTCGGGCGACGGCAGCACCAGGTCAAAGTCCGCTTTGCCTGGCCGGCAGGCGATGACGAACATCTGGCAGTCGAGCGGCAGGTGCTGGGCGATATCCATGATCGCTTCGATAGCAGCTTCGCGCAGGTGGTGTTTTTGATCGGCCATACAAATTCCTCGCCCGCCGTACACCGGCAGGCTGTTGAGTAGGGGGGAGGGGTTGAGCGCGGAGAACGGACACGGTCCGCATATTCGAGTAAGGTTCAGTCGTTCGCCCGGCCAGTTGTTTCAGAGAATGCTGAGTGGCCGCAGCTGGCCTGGGTGGGCTCTGATTGATTAACCTATCTGTCGAGGTCTTTCGTCTGCCTGATAGAATCCGACGACATACTCGTACGTAAATCTTTACTGCGTCTAGAATTTAAGAGTTCGTCTCGCCAGCTAGACTTTAGCTTCTTCCTTGGTGCGTGGGCTGGCGGGGCGGACTCTAATCAATGCCCGCCACATGTAGGCCATGTAGAGCAGGGCTAAGATGTCGGCTTCACCTCCGAAGTTTCTGAAATATCCTCAAACTTGTAAGTCGTGATGACGCGCTCTTCCACGCCGGAAACCTTGATGAATTTGGCCTCTTCAACCCAAGGGTAGGCGTCTGGCTCGCCGTGCTTGCCGCCGCCGCTCATCTCACAAAAGGCGAGGGCACGGCCATCAGGCATGATGAACGCCTTCACATCGACCTCGTAGTTTCGCTCCCAGCTGTGGTGGCACCAGGAAGGGATCCCGCGAACGTCTTCAGCCTCATAACGCACCTCATTGATGGCGTCGTCATGCTCGTTTTCGTCGAACAGGGCGTCGAGTAGTTCGCCCGGTGCGGCGGATAGAAAAGCATTGTCGATGTTGCTGTCCTGTCCGTCATCATCGGTGAACGTGTAGGGGTAGCCGAACTCAAGCCCCTTGCGCATGACGAGCAGCTTCGCCAGTTGGCTTGCAGTGAGCGTGTTCAATGAGTGGTGAATGTTTGGATCGAGCATAGGGGTTCCTTGCCGCTATAGCAGCTGACTTTGAAGGGGGAGGGAATGGCATTTCGCCTTAATGGCGAAAACCGGTAAGAAGGTCTAAAACAATACTCTCAGCCCACAACCCTATGTAGGAGGAGCCGTGTCACACCAGATGGATGTACCGCTTGCCCATCACTACCGTGGTAGAGACGTTTTCGTGAAATTCGATTGGCAAAAGCCCAACGATGAAGCGCCTATAGCTGCCCATGTGATCGCAAAGGGTCAGGTAGAGGGGCTCGGTAAAGTCGCGGTAGAACTCAATGGACCTTGGGAGGATTACCAGCAGGCTATCGCTGATGCGGTCAAAGCGGCCGAAGATTGGATCGATCAGCAAATGCCCTAAAGACGCGTTAATCGTCGGATCGATTTTAGAGTTTGGGTGTTTGATGGCAAACTGATGCTACTGGAGTATCGGCCCGTAGTTCCGAGCCGGCCCATTTCGGCCATGAAAAATGTCTACATCTGATGATTTTCGTTTTGAAGCCCACCACCGATTGCTCGATCTCGATGCAACCACCAATCATCTGATGATGCTGGTGGTCGCTAGCGAAGTCACCGGCAGCCGCTGGGATGAAGCAGTAGCGCGTCATAGACAGGCTTTTGATGCTTGGAACTCAATCCTTACTGGCGTTCAAATAGATCCTATGCCAGCGCTTGACGGTCGACCTACCGAAAGTGGAACTTCAATATCCGAGTGATCGGCGGATTTCATAGCAACTCCGAAAAAATTCTGTTACGTCTCTGCTTTCGGCGTGTACGTCAGCGTGCCGTCGAGGATCGCTTCCTTGATGGCTTCGAACTCCCAGGCGTAGTACTGCGATTCGACGTAGACACGCATTTCGCCGTAGTCGTGCTGCTTGCGTCTGATGAAAGCCTCCGCAGCCTCTCTGGTGAAGTGGCTGTTCACGATCTCCCAGCGCTTGTTCCAGCCGGTGACGGTGTGGTCATCGCACTCGGCGAGATATTCCCACTGGTCGTACTCGTCCAGATCCATGAAGCCGCATTCCCGATCAGCCATCAGGGCTTGGTCGATTTCCGCGCGCTCCTCGTCGTCGAGGTCTTCCCAGTATTCTTTCGGACTGAACCACCGCCGATCCTCCAGACAGACAACTCGGCCTTCCGCGTAGTCGATCTCGTAGCCGTAATCGAATCGCTTGGTCTGCACGGTGAAAATGGCGGCCGCGGTGTGGTGCCATTTAACGCCAGCGCCGTTGCAGTGATGACGGAGGCGCTCGACGAAGTCGTTCCAGGTCGAAGCATCAAGCGCGGCGCCGGTCGCCAATGTCGGCAGCGGCTCGGCCGGTTTGTTTTCTGTGGGCATGGGGCTATTTCCCGTGGTTGGAGTGGTAGCCGTTCTGGCTTTCGAATGACTTGCGGGCTGCTGCCGCGTCGAGCAGCGTCTGGTGTCGGCCGAGCGTGATGTAGCGACCGCTCAAGTAGCCGTAGGCTCGCCATTGCGATCTCTGATCCCACATGACGCCCGGCAATCCGGAAGAATTGGTTCTGTGAAGCCGCTGATTTCTGGCATTCTCGATCGCAGTCGCTGGCCGAAGGTTTACCCACCGGTTATCCGTGCGGTCTCCGTTGATGTGGTCGACACAGTCCGGAACCTCTTGCCCCATGAACGCGAAAGCCAATCGGTGCAGGCTCTGGTACTTCTTGTTGACCATCACTACCAGGTAGCCGTTTGTAGCCTTAGTTGCCGCGACTGATCCCGCTTTCGCGCTCCCCTGATCGACTCGCCAAGTGAACAGCCCGGTACCTGGGTCATAGCTCAACAGCTGTTCGAGGTGGTCCTGATTTTTGAGCATGCGCGTCCTATGCCGGGGCATGCCCGGGCGGTGGAGGGTGTGGTGGTCAGGCGCTTGCGGAAAGGGCGAGGGTTTCATCGCCGCCGCGCGCAATGCCGGCGTGTAGATCAACCCTGCGGCCAGCGAGCATTCCCGCGATTTGCGCGTTCAGGTCGATGTCGATATCGCGAGCTTTGCGGGCTTTGCCTACGCCTTTGTTTGCGAGGTACTCGGTGATCAGCGCCTTGTCTTGCGCTTCGACGGCGATGATGTCGCGGCCTTCGCTTGCTGAAGGGATATCGTCTTCGCCTTTTGGAACAAGGGCGCTCAGCTTTCCGTAAACCTCATTGACCCATGCCAGGGCGAAGTGGTCGCCTGCTGTTTCGGCTGAGTACGCGCTGCGGTGCACACCAGCACGCACTGCAGCGACATATTGCTTGCGGGCAAATTTCAGCTTTGTCAGCAGCGCCTCGAACGCATACAGCGAGATGTGCTGGGCAGGCGTCACCCCCACGAAGGACACGCGGGCGATGATTCGATCCTTTCCCTTGCAGTACTGCCGACCATACAGCGAGGTGCACCCGAAAACGTGGGCAACTGCTCCGCTCAGGTTCCGCTCCCACGCGGGGAGGCGTTCTGCCCGGGAGAACTGCGACTCGACTTCACCGACGTCGCTCAGCTTCACATCCATTTCGGTCAGCCGGTATTCGCGCATCAGTGCCTGTGCCTGACGCAACGCCGTAGCGGCCTCGTTCTCGTTGGCGCTCTGAGCCAGCGCGAGGCAGTGCTTGATCTTGCGGATCGCGCGCTCGAGTTTCTTTTCGTCGATCTGTTGTGCGGACATAGGGGATCCTCGCCGGTTGGCGTGATTAGTAGACAGTGAGCGCCCCCAGACAGGCGGAGCATGGTTTCGCTTTGCATGACCTACTCTTGATGAGCAATTCCCATATCCAAGGAGGTCAAAATGTCTAAAAGTGGCGGCGGTAAAGGCGCGGACGGGTCTGGTGGGTCGGGTAAAGGAGGCGGCTCATCTCGAGGCCCCTCAAGTCATCCCGGACCAGGCGGTAATTGGCCTAGCACCACGGGTGGAGTGTCTGGAGGCAATAGAGGTAATGCTCCGTCAGCACCTGGAAAGAAAGGCTGACTTTTAAGCGTAATGTTTTGTCCTGCCCTCAGCGCAATAGTGAGGGCAGGTCATGCGGCCTGCTCTTGCTGCTCAACAGGCTTCGGTGGCCACTCGGAAAAGCCAACCTTCGGCACCTTGGTTTTCGGATTGAGGATCGGCTTTCCCTTGGTGTCAGTCAGTACCGCCTTTGCCCTGATCTTCAGATCACGACAGCGCAAAGTCTTGCGAGCCAGCTCCATGAACTGCTCGGCGTACTGCGGCGCGTCGAACAATGGCGAGAGCTGACGAACTGCAGCCCCCCCCCATGATCTTCTCAGCACGCTTGCGAACCATTTCAAGCCACTCAGGCTCCGGTATTGGCTCGACGCCGCCTGGGGCGTTGAGGTTCTTGCGGGTGCCGCTCGTCTTCTTGCGCGCCTCGGCGGTGGCGACATCAATGGTCATTCCAAACACAGCGAAAGTGCTCATAAGCATTCTCCAGGCATACGCCTGCCTCGCCGGCTGGCGTGATTCGTAGAAGTGGGGTATTTGTGTTCGGCCCGGCATGGAGCCGGAAAAGGGAGCTACAAATGTCTGTAATGAGCGAGCTTTTTTCAGGTGTCGCCGGGGCGATTCTTGTTCTTGCTGTGCAAAAGGTAGGATCTTTTTGGTCAAACCGCCGTGATTCCTCTGCCATTTATCGCTGGCTCGAGGACGAGTCAAAGAACACGGGTTCGCCTGATTTCAGGTCAACTCGAGCCATAGCAAGCCACACCAATCTCACGGAAGAGCGCGTTCGCCTTCTGTGCAGTACTCACCCTTTGATTTTCCTTTCGACGGGAACGCAGCCAGATCTATGGACGATCAAGGAGCGCATGCGGAATCCTCAGCACCACATGTCTTGATCAATCATCTTGACCGATGCGCAGCGCTTCGCGGTCGAACGCAAGCTTCAATTTTCGCGACACGTTTTCGGGAATGACGTATTCGTGTCGCGGCGGGGTGAGCAGGGGAAGGGCGCCACCCGGGCCGAGATCGTGCAGGTGGTGAATCATCAGCGTGATCGCCTCGCCCTGTTCCTCGATTCCGCTCCAGGCCATCAGCTCAGCAAGGGCTTGGCGCGTAGCGGGCAGGGTGTGGAACCGAACCTCTACTTCGCCGCGGCTCTTCCTCTTCGCCGCGGCTTTCTCCGACCGTTCCGCGTTGCTCTTGGCCATGGCCTACCTCTTCAATTCCGCTGGCCGGCAAGTCCAGCCAGGTCTGTCGGCGGCGCGTGGCCGCCCGGTTGGTGGTTCGTCTCACGCTGCTACCTTCATCTGATGCCAGGCGCCGGCGGCGTAGAACAGCTTTGCTGCTTGGGATTCGTCCATTGAGATCTCGTCGGGGATGGCGATCCAGCCTGATGCCACCAGATGGTTTGGGTTCGCGCTGTTGCGCAGCTCCAGGTAGTAATGCTCGATGGCATCGGTCAGGCGCTCGACCTTGTAGATGCCTTCCGGCGAGATCTCCACCGACTTGATGTACTCGGCTCCGCGCTCGTCGCGACACATGGCGCCGATGTAGATCGTCCAGCGGTAGGAGAAGTCGAATATCGCGTTGGCGATCGCCAGACTTCTGATCTGCCGGCAACTCTTCCAGTTCGCCATGATCTGGCTGCCGCTGGGGTCGATGTTCACCACCGCAAGGTGGTTGGTGCGCAGCAGCGCCCGGCAACTGCGTTCGGCCCGGGCGAAACCGTTATTGGGTTTGCGTTTCGATTTCATAGCGAGTCCGCCATTTTGCGCAGGGCCTTGCGGTCTGCGGCCGATATCGGCTTCGGCCGCCGCTTGAGGACCGTTTCAGGGTCTATTTTTTTCGAGCGGGGCGGCGGCAGCGGATTGCGCGGCGGGCTTTTCAGTTGTTCGATCCGCCCGCCGGTGGCCAGGTACTGGGCGACCTGGTCATTGATGGATTCCGCGTGCTGCCGCTGCTGCTCAATCAGGTTGAGGTGGTTGCTGATCATGCTGGCCTCACTTGATCCGGATCGAGCTTTCGCCGCGCTCAAGGTGAGCCCAGACCGGCTCCGGTAGCAGTTCATGTTCCGCGTCTTCGCCGGCTTCGATGCGCTTGCGCACCGCGTCGTTGTGATCACGGATTTCCTTGAGCTTCGCAGCAATCGACTTTTTGTCAGGGGCGAACACAGTCTTCGTTTCGATGAAGTCATCAGGAATCTCATCTTCCTTGTCGACGATCACCTTTTCCGGCGCCAAGGCCAGTGTGATTGTGAACAGCGGTCGCTTGATTGACTTGATCGCCGCGGCTTCCATGTTCCGACGCAGGTAATCACTGATCTGGGAAACGCTGTTTTTCTTCACGCGTTTCAGTTCGTTGAGGCGCTCGACCTCTTTGTCGATGGCGTCGATATCGCTCTCGATGTTCCGACGCAGCATGACAATGTTGTCGGCCTTAACCTCGAACTCGCCTTGAATCTCGTCCATGGCGTGCTGCAGGGCCTCTTTCAGGCCCTCATCATCGGTGTCGGCCATTCCCTGAAGTTCGGCGAGCTTGCCGGTCAGTGCGTAAAGTTGAGTCATGCTGCGTTCTCCCGCTCAGTGGCTTCGGTGATGCGCTTCCACTCCAGTGAAATGCGCTCGGCACCTCTTGTGTCCTTTCGAATAGTCAGTTTGCGCACGGCGACGTCGTGGATCTTCTTCAGTTCCTGAGCGGACTGGGCGCCAGACATGGTGTCGATGACCGATTTGATGTAATCCAGCCGTTCCTGCTTCTGACGATCTTCTTCCGCTACCCGATCTTCTGCCTTGTTCAGTGCCACCTCATCCCGAACTGTTTCGACATATGCGGCGTCATCGAACAGTCCCATGTGGATGTCCGCGGCGAACCCGAGTGGCTGGAGGCATTTACCGATGGCATCTGTGAGCGACTTCTTTGCCGCCTCCCAGTCTGTGATTATCTTGCCTTGTTGCAGGAGAACGAACGGTGTGTGGCCGTAGTGCGTCACCGTGCATTTCTGTCCGCCTTCGCCCTGGTACCAAAGCTCAATTCTCACGGTGTGGACTTTCGCGTTGATCAGTGGCGCGGTCGGCCACTCCTTGGTCGGCGCTTGCAGCGGGCCACCTTCGTCGAATCGCTCTTCAAGGATGGTCCAGCCCCAGCCTTCACCGCATGGGCCGAACACTTCGGTGGCTTTGCGCATCAGGTAGGTCGGCTTGATGGCCGTACCCTTAAAACCGCCCATCCCTGTGAAGTTCTTGGTGGCACTCGGATCGGTCGTGTTGACCTGATCCCAGATCCGCGTATTCGTGGACATGAGGAATCCTTGCCGCGCGGTGCGCAGCGATTGAAAGGTGTGTGCTATTGAGGGATTGGCGCGGAGAGGGCGCCGTACAACATGAGAGCGGTGCAAGCTGCGAGCGCGAAGAATGAGCTACGCCAGAAGACAATCCGGCGGGCGTGCTGCCGATCATTCATCGCACGGGCCATATTTCTGCACTCGATAGCGAAGCACCTGAAGAACACGACCGCCGTAAGCCGGCTCTGCGTATTGCTCAATTGGCGCGCCGAAGAATCCGCGCCGCTCTGCCAGGCTGTATGCCTCGCGAAGGTTGTGAGCGCTGATGTCCTCAAGTTGTTCGTCGATGAGCGATTTAACCGGTGCCGTACTCATGCGTCCTCCTTGCGCCGCTGACAGGTGTCACGCAGGCGTTTGCAGTAGTGGTTGAACTCGTCGGTGGTGATGGCACCGTCGGTGAAGAGGCGGGTGATCAGCCCCTGCACCAGCAGGCTGATGTCTTCTTCGCCGGCGGGTGCCGACACTCCATCAATGGCCTGGTCGATCAGTATGTGAGGGCTCAAAACCCACACTCCCGCTCTACGCGATCGCTTTCGCGCTTGGCATCTCGGTATTCGTTGGCGTGCACCGCGACCAAGTCGCTGGCGAGCGACCGAACGATCTGCGGATCACCGCCGACGGCTTCGATGGCCCAGTTGTGCAGAATCCCGCCGTCTTTCCGCCTGATCAGCTCGATCAAAATCTTCTCGATGTACCGATCGGGATCCGGGTTCGCAGCCATATGATCCGCCAACGCTTCCGGTAAGTGGTCAGCGTTGACCAAGACCTTGCTGCGACCTACCGGATTTGGAGCCTCGACGTGGCGTCGAGAAAGCAGATCGTCGACCGACTCGGTCAGCCATTCCTGACCTGCCTCTGTGTCGAGAAAGTCGTCTTCCGGGATGGGCTTGCGTAGAGCTGACATGGTCGTCTCCAGAGTGGCGGGTGTTATTCGGTCGGCGGAGAAAGGAATGGCTGCCAATGCGTGACGCGATGCTCGAACCGAGAGCCGTCCGGGTAGCGCCAGTCCATTCCGTTCCAGTAGAGGAAGCGCGATCCGTTCGCAAATCGCTGCGCCTGCTTGGCCGGCGTGAAAGCGATGACGTGGTGCTTGCCGCCGCCCTTCGGCAGCTCCGGTAGGCGATCACTGCATTTGATCCAGCCGCTCATGACGACCTCCAGTGTTTGGGGTTAGGCGGTGGCGGGGACGGCTTCACGAAAGCGCGAAGGACTCCAGTCGCAAGACTCGTCGGCCGGGATATGGCCGAACATCAGCGTGCAGCGACGACAGTGCACGCAGTCGCCGCAGGTCTTGCCCTCGGGCAGGTTCATCTGATCAGCGTTGTCCGCCAACCTTGGATACGGCGCTCGTTGCTCGGCCATGATTTGCTCCATGTGGTTGATCCAACAAAACTCGGATGCACTCATCCGCTCCGCTGGTTGCCGTTGGGCGCGGAGGGGAGTGCATTCGGGTGGTGTGGGAAGGTCTAGGGAGGGGAAAGTGGTGTATCGGGGCATTGGGGCCGGCGGCGGAGTCTTAGTCCGAGCCGCCGGCAACGAGCATGGTCATTCTACGATGCAGATCCAGCGGTGGTTATGCCGGTATGACGCGCGAGTGAAATGAACATCTGAAACCAGATTCATGCCTCGCTCTTGCAGCGCTTCGGTCAGTTGTACGAGTGTCTCTGCTTGGATAGTCATTGCTGTCACCTCGTCAGATTTGCTGCGTTCATAATTCTTGACCGAGCGGGCAACTGGCTAATTCAATTTTTCTACACGGTCCATTTGTTCAATCCACACCGCAGAGCTCTCCCTGACTGTCCCCCTTCATTCAAGATTCAGGGCAAGGAGGGCTCTGCGCTGTGGACTGATGCCGCCTCAGAAAAGCGGCATCAGTAAATGTATGGGTGTTGCTCGCGCCTCCTACCGGGTCATTCGCCAGTTCGGTCAACACCTCGTCCGCCGTCGCAGTTCTGCGCGTTGGTAGCCTTTCGGGGCTATCGGATCGCCGGTCGCCAGTAGTGGCAACGCGATTTTGTTCACCTGACTTCTTCTCGCCCCACAGGTGTGGCCGGGGCTGACCTCCCAGCGTGAGCCGGGTAATCGTTTATGGCGTGGGTTGTTAAAGAACGGCGCGGCTTTCGCTGCTGGGCCGATATTGCTTTGGCTTGCGAATAAAAGTAGCAGCGCTGCTATTTAAAGTAAATAGCGCTGCTAATAAAAATTTTTCGTACACGAACGAAGCCCGCGTTTGGCGTATGTCATAGGGGGAGTGGGACAGCTAAACCCTTTATTGCACCGTCAGTCGCCGCCATCGAACCGCTACGTAACGTGCGGCCTCTACCGACTCAAATCCCATTAGGTGAATAGCCATGAGAGTCGAAGAGAAACAAAAAGCACTGTCTGCGTGGCGCAAGCTGCTGGAGGAGCCCGAAATCAGAATGGACGCCGAAGAGCAGTACGATGAGTTGCTCAAAATGGCAGACGCCATGGAGCAGGAAGGACTGATTACTGCCGGCGAGTGGCGCCAGTTGGTCAGAGAGGCTGGCACGAGGTTCGCTCAAGCAACTGAAGGGCTCGGAGGCGGAACGTAGGAGGGAGATACAGGAAGCCCGGCACTGGGCCGGGCTCCAAGGTCAACGTTCGGCTGAGATCACTTCAGGCCGCCATGTCGCCGTTAGCTAGGCTTTTTTTCAGCGAAGTTTTCATCACTTCCATTTGCTCACCCAGTTCATCGAGTTTCGCCTTGCCCAGCAGCTTCTTGGCCTTTGGGAACATTTCTGTTTCCTCTTCCTCGATGTGGTGTTCCAGCAGCTCTTTGACGACCTTCACCCGGCCGGCAAACTCGGGAGTGGAAGGGTCAGTGCCTTTCAGATCTGGGAGCACCAAGGAGTCCACTGTGCGGTGTTCTTCCTTCGCCTCGTAGTACATTTCATCCTCCTCTTTGCCCCCCGCTTCTTTAAAGGCGGGGTAGAGGATCTGCTCTTCCAGCTGGGTGTGGATGGTGATCTCCATCTCCAGCTTATCGAGCAGGTCGACGCGTTTTTTCAGAGCGCGGTCAGTGGATTCGCTCAGCTGGCTCAGGATGCCCTTTACTTTTTCGTGGTCGGCTTTGAGAAGGTCAATAGCGTTCATTTTTTTATGCCTCATCTATCACAGGTTAGCGTCAGCAGCTCTCCGGCTGCGGTTCACGTTCTCCCAGTAGTTAGGGCATCTTCTGTGCCAACTGCCCGAAAGTAAAAGACTCAACGATTTCAAGCATTTCGAAGAGCTGATGGCGAGGTGAGGGCATGCACTCTGCACGGACGCCTGGATAGCTACCTTGCAGAAGACAGTTTGCGCGAGCAAAAAAAGCCCGCCAAGGGGAGGCGGGCTACGAAGTTCATTAGGAGTAGCGAGCATAGTCGACGCGCAGCTATTAGCATGCGATGCATGGACCGACGCGCCGACGGTGATGACTGGCGGGAGCTGGTGGAGGAGGCGACCGCCTTCTACGCGCACTCGGTCGAAGGTCTGGAGGGTGGTACATAGCAGGGAAGGGTAGGCATGAAAAAGCCCGGCTCTAGGCCGGGCTACCGCCTTCAATTATTCTGCTATGGAAATAGGGGTGACAGTATGGGTGCGCCCCTTTTCAAAATCGGTACGAGCATTTTGTAGCTTGGTTTGGAAGTCTTCAAGCTGAATTCGGGTTCTTTGCTTGAATTCGTCGCTGTTTGATTTGTCCTTGAGGTGTTTTTTACACACTTTAATGGAAGACTTCAAACTGGCAATAATTCTAGTCAGTTCTGCGGGATCATCAATTCGGATATAAATCTTCAACAACCACAGAGACAAAAACGGTGAAATTATCCCGCTCGACGCCATTATTCCCTGAGTTACTTCCGGTATGCCAATGACAGATGTTGCAGCCAATGCGGCACCATTTACTACGGAGGTCGAGAGGGCCATGAACATATTGTTATTCATTGCGCGGCCTCCAGCTTGTTCAGTTCTTCATATGAAAGCTTTCTAAAGGATGAGCCTTTAATAATTGAATGCTTGACATAGTACGCTTCTGTTACAAATCCATTTGTTTGGTACTGAATTATAGTGTCGCGAGGGAACCAAGTGTAAGCGAGGTGCCTTACGAGTTTTCTCGTAAAAATAAATATTAGCGGCGAGCTCAAGATAAGAACAAGCCATCCAGTTGCTTGAGCTATCAGTAACGGAGACCACATGTTAATCCCTGCGGTTAGTTGAGTTCGTTAATTACTCGGACTATATCATATTTTGTTTTTGTGCCGCTAATATTTGTTGTTTCAGTTTTTTCGAGTTCTACAGTGTATAGCTTGTCTTTCTGAAACGCCTCTTCATTGGCAGATACTTTTGCCATGAAGTTGTCATCTCTAATAGTAACTGATGTCTCCAGCCCGTCCGTGCTTTGTATTGTCCAGCTACGACGGCTTTTGAAATTAAGTTTCGTGAATTGAACTACTTTTTGTAGTACTTCCTTGTTTTCTTTCTCGGTGACGTCAGATCGAATAGGAGTAAAGTTTTTTATCTCTGGCTCTGCAAGGACAACTTCGGTGTCGTCGGAGATAAATGAAATTGTTGCTGCTTCCCTTCCTTGTAACGGTGCCTGCACTATTTTGTGTAATGCTTGGCGAATTTCCTTGCTGGACACAAGTTGGGCGACATTTGAATTTGTTTTGATCGGTCCGTCTTTGGTTATTAAAGTTGCTTCTTTTGTTTGGGCGTTTATAATTACGCTGTCAATTTTTGTGTCTTTCAGTCGATCAATTATTCCTATGGCAGTGGCAGTGCTTGCAACGGCCCCTGCAACACCGATGCCGATACTCTTCATCACGGTTATTGTAGTAAGAGGATCGGCCACAATAGCAAAAACGATTTCCAGGGAGCCTTCCTTAGCAGGTGCAATCACCTTTAACTCCGCTTCGGAAGAACCGTTGCTTACGATAGACGCAGCCTTGGTAATTAAGTCGTGCATGCCGACAATTGCGTTTCCAAGGTCTTTGGCGTTTATCTTATGACTTTCAAGATCGCCGGAGGCATCGTAAGAAATCGTAAATTCCGTTTGGATTTGGTTGTCCATTTTTAGCCCTGGCTATCGCTTTAGTAATGTGTTGGTTGTGTTTTCGTTTTTATACTTTTATCTTTTTCAGCCCGTAAATATGTCACGGACATGTCAGCGCGAGTACATCGCCCACCAGAACACATGCCCGAGGATTGAGATCTGCTGCTCCTGGATCTGCTGGAACGTGTAGTCCTCATCTGGATGTTCGTCACGGTTGAAGCTGCGCAGGCGTAGCCCGGTCGGGATGCGGTAGACCTGCTTCACGCGAAGCTGGCCGTTGTGGTTGATGGCGTACATTTCGCCGTCGACGATATCGCTCAGTGAGTTCTTGCCGACATTCACACCAACCGTGGCGCCGTCGCGCAACACGGGCATCATGCTGTTCCCGCCGACCCTTACGCACTTCGCGTTGCTGAACTGGACGCCATTGTGGCGCAGATCCTTTTTGTTGAAGCGCAGACGTGAGTTGGCATTTTCTTCGATCGCAAACCTGCCTGATCCGGCCGCCAGCTCGACTTCGTGAAGGAAGGGGACATAAACCTCATCATCATCGAGCGGGGTTTCGTCGTCCCAGGTCTCGATGTTCCCTAATTTGACACTAGGCTGGACGCGCTCTTGCTGTACGTTGGCGACGGTGGAGACCAGTCGAGAACTGACCTCGCTCGCATCGAAATTCAAAGCCTTCGCGAGTTTCAGCAGCGCTTCTACGTTTAGCGGCACCTTGCCGGTTGCGTATTGACTAAAAGCACTTTGGCCAGACCACCCACAAGCCTCGGCAACATCCGCCTGCGTCAGGCTACGACCGGCCGCTTTTGCAGCTGATTTCCGCTGTTCGTAGATGGCCTTGAGCCTGGCGCTCTCGGCGACTTCTTCGGGGGTGAGGGGGCGACGTATTTTCATACGAATAAGAGTATTAGCAGAGCTGATATCCAAGCAAACAGCGCTGCTAGTATTTTGTTGCTGATAAAAAGCAGCGCTGCTACTATCCATGGCAGATATCCAGCCGTGGAAATTCCATGAAAAAGATCCCTTTGAACAAATACCTAGAAGAGCACGGCACGCAAGCCGCGCTTGCTGCTGCTCTCGGCGTGAACCAGAGCGCGATCTCGCAAATGGTTCGAGCTGGCAGAAGCATCGAAATCACCCTTTATGACGACGGGCGTATTGAGGCAAATGAGATTCGCCCGATTCCTGCGCGCCCCAAGCGCACCGCAGCCTGAGGCAGTCATTGCTTACTGCCCGACAAATGATCGCCGAGGCACTGGCAGGGCGCCACTGAAACAAATTTGAGGTTTTACGAATGGAAGATTTTCTGCGGGCGTGCCAGAGCGCTGTCCTCGACAACGAAGCCAAGCCCCTTGCTGCAAAGATGGGCGTTCCTCACGTTGGCCTGCTTCAGCGCGCCAATCCGGACAACGACGCACACCACCTGACCGTGGAGCATTTGTTCGGGATTCTGTTGCACACCGGCGACATGCGCCCTCTGGCTGCACTGGCGAGTGAATTTGGTTTCGACCTCGTTGCAAAAGTTGCGCCGGAGCCGCAAGCGTTGACCAAATCACTGATCAATGTCGGCAAAGAGGTCGCCGATCTGACCATCGCGGTGCACCAGGCGCTGGATGACAACCACGTCAGTTCTTTCGAGAAAAACTTGATCCGCCAGGAGATCAACCACGTTCGGCAGAGCCTAGACGTAATGGACGCCTCGGTGAAGGCCGCCTGAATTCCGGGCACAAAAAAGCCGACGGAGAAGGTCGGCTAATTCGCAAAACTAGAGAGGCCCGATTATGCAGAGCCATCCCATTTCGAGCAATACCCCGAACAATGTCGCGACACGTTTTCAGAATTCTCAAAACGTGTCGCGAGCTTTTATCTTTTCCGTTCAGGTCAGGAACACCTGACATGCAGTTCACCGTCACGATCAATCAGGTGAAGGCATTTACGTTGGGTGTTAGCTCCCAGCAAGCCTTGCTCGTTGCTGGAGGTTGCACATGAGCATGTGCCTTATGGTCGCCGCGATGAAGCTTCGCGTCGGCAATCCACTTCGCAAACTTGTGCTCATCAAGCTGGCAGACAATGCCAGTGATATGGGGGAATGCTGGCCGTCCTATCAGCACATCGCCGATCAGTGCGAGATCAGCAAGCGTTCGGTTATGAACCACATCACCGCGCTGTGTGAGTCAGGGCTGCTGCGCAAGGAAATTAGGAAGGGTGGGCCGAAGGGCAACTCGTCGAACGTTTACTTCCTGACCCTTGATGGTGGTGCACCTCCTGCACCAGGGGTAGTGCAGCAGATTCACCAGGGTGGTGCAGGAGGTTCACCCCCTAGTGAATCTCCTGCACTAGGGGGTAGTGCAGGAGCTGCACCCAGAACCAGTCACTCTTCTGAACCAGTCAATGAACCGGTCATTGAACCAATTGCACCCCCGGCTTCCGCCGAGGTTGTGCCGGCTCAGTCCCGCAACCTAGTGCTGGTGGTTGATCGTACCGATACGCCACGGGTTGAGATTCCCGCTGACATGCCGGGCCCGAAAGACCAATCCTGCAAAACCTTCAAGGTCTGGGCGAACTACGCCATGGCCTACCGCAAGCGCTACAGCACTTGGCCTGTGTGGAACGCCAAGGTTGGTGGCCAGCTCGGCCAACTGGTCGACCGGCTCGGCGCCGATGTCGCCCACCACGTCGCCGCTCACTACCTGAAGACCAGCGACGCCGGCGTCCTGCGCAAGTGCCACAGCCTCAATGAGCTGCTGGCCAACGCCGAGAGCTACCACACCCAGTGGGTGACCGGTCAGCGCATCAATGGGACCACCGCGCGCCAGATGGAACGCACCGAGGCGAACGTATCCGCCGCCGAACAGGCCGCGCAAATGGTCTTGGCGAAGCGCAAAGCAGGAGAGCGCAATGAGTACCTTTGAAATGAACGACCAGCAGGTTGCTGGCCTCGCCGCCGCGATCTGCGCTACCGCCGAGGCCATGGGGCAGGAGATGAATCCAGGCACCGCCGCGATGATGGCCGAAGATCTTTGCGCGTACTCGGTGCCTGCTGTGAAGGCTGCGCTGAAGGCCTGCCGCTTTGACGTGAAGGGCAAGCTGGCGATGGCCGACATCCTCCAGCGAGTGCAGGCCGCTGACGGCCGTCCAGGCAAGGACGAGGCTTGGGCGATCGCCATGACCACCAACGATGAATTTGAAACCGTGGTGCTGACCGACGAAATCCAGCTAGCCCTGGCTGCCGCCAAACCCGTCCTCGATGCCGGCGACAAGGTCGGTGCGCGCATGGCATTCAACAGCGCTTACGAGCGTCTGGTAAGGCAAGCCCGAGAGGACAGTAAAGAGGTGAACTGGCATGTGTCTGTCGGCTTCGACGCCAACCGCCGCACACAGGCGATCACCAAAGCCGTGCAGATGCAGCGAGTCCCACAGGAGCGCGCTCAGCAGTACTTGGCCGACTTGAGTGTCGCGCCGGTCACTGAAGATGGTAGGGCCGTGGTTGCGCTGCTCACTGGTGAGGTCGCACGGCCTTCCCCAAAGCTGCGAGAGAAGCTCGCCGCGGTGAAGGACTCGATGCTGGCGATGCGCAAAGCCTCGGACGAGGAAAAAACAGAACTGCGAATTTTGGCAGCCAACGATCTGGCCGATCGCCGGGCGCTGCTGATTCGGCAGGCCGAACAATTGGAAGCAGGGAGCGCTGCTCGATGAACATCGATAAACAAAAACTCCAGAAATTGCTCTGGGCTGAGGCCGCGTCATACCGCGCAGATTGCGCGAACTGGAAACGCAACACTGAGGCTCTTCAGGATTTCCTCGGCGAAAAGACTGTGGAGGAGGTGGCGCTGGAGCTGTTGGCCGAGAACGAACGACTGACGCAGCAGCTCAGTGAGTTGATCGACGGATTACCCAACAAGGTGGCCGCCCATGGCTGACAAAATCTCCGTGAACTGCCAGGCCAAGCTTTCCGAGGCTATCACCGCTATCAGTGCCATGTACCGCGACAAGAAGTTCGTGGTGGTCTCGCTGCGCCCCGGCAAGGACCGGACGTTGGACCAGAACCGACTGTGGTTCGCGATGTACAAGCGCATCGCTGAAATGACGCAGATCGGCGACGCGGCGGACGCTCGCCGATACTGCAAGTTGCACATCGGCGTGCAGATCCTGCTGAACGAAGACGCCGGATTCCAGGCTGAGTGGTACCGGGTGATGCGCCATCTTCCGTACGCAACAAAGTTGGAAATGATGGGGGGCTGTCATTTGTTCGGCCCGGACGGGTTCCCGGTGACCAGTCTTTTCAATCGAGCCCAGGGCGTGGCGTACACCGACCGCATTGTCGCGCGCTTCGCACCGCAAGGTGTGTACTTCGATGATCTGCTGAGCCAGGAGGCCGCATGACGATTGAAAGGAAGCAGCCGCGCCCGAAAAAGTGCTCAGTCAAAACCTGCAGGGCCTCATTCGTCCCGAAGGTGAGCTTTCAGTCTTGGTGCTCGCCGGACTGCGCCGTTGTCATCGCGCGGGACAAGCAGGAGAAGAAGCGCAAGTCGCTGGCCAGCATCGAGCGCCGCGAGATCAAGGTACGCAAAGAGAAGCTGAAGAGCAGGGCGGATCACCTACGCGAAGCCCAAGCTGCTGTGAACGAGTTCGTCCGCCTGCGTGACGCACACCTTCCGTGCATCAGCTGCGACTCGATGCCGAATGACAGCGACCTGATCACCGGCAGCCGCTGGGACGCTGGGCATTACCGATCCGTGGGTGCCTGCCCGGAACTGCGTTTCGAGCCCCTGAACATCCATCGTCAGTGCGTGAAGTGCAACCGTAACCTGTCCGGTAACGCGGTCGAGTACCGCATCAGGTTGGTGCAGCGCATCGGCGCCGAAGTCGTGGCTTGGCTCGAAGGGCCTCATGAGTCCCGCAAGTACACCGTCGAAGAAATCAAAACCATCAAGGCCGAATACCGGGCCAAGACCCGAGAACTGAAAAAGGGGCAGGCAGCATGAATTACCACAACGTGATCTCAGCAGTAGTCCGGGCCTTGGCCGCCGAGACGATCAACAGTTCCGGCGGATGCAACGTCGAGCCCCGGGTGCAGGCAAGCAAGCTCAAGGGGGAGATATCCGGAAAGGATGCCGCGCTGTTGGCTGACTGCATCGTGCACAAGCTCCTGCACGCCCAGCTTTCCCCGAGGCATTGGAATGCTCTGGTGGCGAAGTACAGCACGCACCGCGGCCGTAAGATCGACTCCATCGGCCGGCTGGTCGCCGTGGTGAAGACTCCGGCACCCCAGCGTTTCACTCAGCAGGCCGTCTTGGTCTGGGCAGTGCCGCAGCAGGTGAAAGGTATTCAGCGAGCGGTAACGCAGATTAAGGCGCCGAAGCACCGGGAGAACAAAGAGAAAGGGCAGTGGGACTGGCGCAACGCGGCGGCTGATGCTGACGTTGCCCGGGCCAACAAGCATGGGCGCGCCGTCGTAGAGGAAAAGCCCGGCGAGATGATCGTGCTCGCCGATTCGAACTACGACATGACGAATTGGGATTCTCAGGGGCTCACCGAGCGCACCTACCAGCGCTGGAACAAGGCCATCAAAGAGGGTTTGGAGTCGCTTGTGAACGAGGCTCTGGTCGAGGCGCAACACATGCTCGAAGCGGTCGGGGTGCTGGAAAGTGAGGCGGCGTGAAATAGTCCCTCAAAAGGGCTTGCAATGTCCTGTCGCCATGTCGCATTATTCACCCATCCTGTCATTCCTGCGCGTATCGAGGAGTGACGAACCTTCTCCCTGGAGCAGCGGCATCACTTGTTGTGGCTGGAGTCGTAGCGGGCACCGTGGGTTTTCTAGCGTTGGTAGCTGTAAACCTGATGTATCTCAAGGTGCAAGAGCCGACCGTAGCGGCCTCGACTACGAAGGAGGATAACGAGATGGTGAAAAAAACCGATTTGGCGTTTCTGAACACAATTCAAAACACCGGTGCCGGTCTCGTCTCCAGCCTCATCATTGCCGGTCTGATTCGAGCCTAACGGCTCACCAATCCCCGCCTAGTGCGGGGTGTTTTTAAACCCGCCTAGTGCGGGTTTTTTATTGCCTCGAATTTACCTGTAGCCAGGACAGCCTTCGGGAAGGCCTGGACGTCGATAGCCGGATAGTGCGACGTACGGAATCAACACCGGCAGCCCGCGTACCCTGACCTCACCAACTGCTGCAGGGTAGCGCGAGACTGGATCAGCGAGATCGATGCATGGGGGCGTCGACGTGGATCCGGCCTTTGGCGGACAGCTCGGAAAGACGAACGCACCTATTTAGACCTCTAACAACTGCTCGCATCAGCCATTCGTCCAATGACCGGCACTTGTCGCGCCCTGACTCCTCACACGCTTAAGCACGGATCCCCGCGCACCGATAGGAGAAGCATCATGGAAATCGACGAGAATGCACCAGGCAATCAATCCCAGCAGGCTGTGACGCGCACGACTGACAATGAAACCGGGCACGACCCGAAGCGCAACGTGCCAGAGGTCCCACTACCGGTGGATGACGAGGCTCCGCTCGAAGAAGACATGACGGATGTAGACGCGGCGAATGCTGTTTCGAAAGAGCATCCCGGTTCTGGTGACAACGGAAGTTTCAGTGACAGCGATTTGAGCGACAGCGCAAAGGAACCGCGTGGTGTTCCGGCCAGCGATCCAGAGGCAGGCGCGTAAACGAGTGACCATCAAAAAGCCCGCGACGTTGCGGGCTTTTCATTTCAGCTATTTTTTCATGGCGCGCTTGATGCGCATCCAGTCTTGGTAAGCAGCTGTTCGCTGGGCATCTGCCCGCGCTTTTGCTTCGGAAAAGCGTGTCCAAGCATCAGGTCCCTGATCTTGATCAATGATTCTGTAAGCTGCTTCGTCGAGCAGATCTGCTTGGCGGAATAGCTCAGTATTTGCATTTATCTGGTCATCCCAGAAGTGTTCATCAGATGGTGCAAATATGCTGATGACCATTGCCTAAACCTCCTCCCACGTGACTGGCACGGACTCGCGCCACTTCACGTCGGTGATACCGAAGCGTTCCGCCATTGGCTTCGAGAAGCGCTTCAGCGGAGGTCGATCCGGTTTTGGAATGGGGGCAATGCCGGCGTCACAGCTCGCCCACTGCCAAGCCTCTGCATTGTTCATCAGCTTTGAGCGGATGATGAAAGACTTCGGCTCCCCATAGAGTCTGTACTCAATTAGGTAAATAGCAACATTGCTCACGAGTACTACTCCTTTCTGGCTCATGAGTAAGTGATATTTGGTGGTACGAAAGATTCAAAGAATTGTCTGACAATTCATAATTTGTTGATTCAGCTCACGTTCTTTGGAGTGTTTCAGTGCCTATTCAGGGTCTCTGCATTTGCAGGGGCTTTTCGTTTTCGGCTCCCCACACCCTTCGCTTCAAGCTGGGAGTGCTGTTCGAGCCGATTCAATCCGCAGACTAGGTCTGCACTTATTCATCACTCCCTTACGGGGAGGAACCGAGATGCCAAACATGCCAGACAAACCAGACACATGGGCGATAGCGCTTGCGTGGTTGAGCCAGCATTCGCCAATCCTTTATGCGGCTGCGCTGTCCTGCTCCATGGCCGTTCTGCGGATTACCTACGGTGGCGGCACCCGTCGCCAGATGCTGGTGGAAGGCGCTATCTGCGGCGGCCTGACACTGACCATCATCAGCGGCCTGGACTTCTTCGGCCTGCCACAGAGCATGGCCACCTTTGCCGGTGGCTGGGTTGGCTTTCTGGGTGTGGAGAAGATCCGCAACATCGCGGATCGGGTGACTGACTTCAAATTGCCTAACCGGAAGACCGAGTGAGTCGCCACACGTTCCGAGAATAGGCAAATTGTGTCACGACCTGCAGGTGCCTCGCCCCGTGATCGTGCGCACAACCAAATCGCCTCGCCTGAGCTATCAAAAAGGCGGCGCTATACGGCGAGGAGACCTTGAGGGTTCTCGCCGTTTAGCCGTAGGCACTCAGCTTCAGCGGCAACACGAGTCGGGTAACTGCCATCCAGTCTGCATTTTTTCTCATTGTCGTAGATGTTGAAATTCAGCTGCCTCATGGAACGATAGAAGACCGAGGTATGGCGAGATGACCCTGGTTTATCCGGAGCTGCCGGAACGACTGCAAATTTTGGAATCACGCCGCACACCTCGATAATCGATGCAGCTCGGATCATTAGGCATAGCTGGGCGTTCCGAAGGAATCAACATTACCCGTGGATATCCGATGAACAGTCGCAAGTTGGAAAAGTCGATTTTGAATGCCGAAGGCGAGTCAGTCGTTAGCCATTTAGCTTCACAGCCGAAAGCGCACGCTCCTCTCTAAACGAGTAGAAAACCCCAAGGGTTGCGCCTGAGTTTAGGTTTCATTCAACCGGGGTTGAGCAATAGCGGTAATACGCCGTTATTTATGACCTAAGGTGACCCATGGTAAGGCCATATCCTCCAGCGTCACTGCTCGAGCAGTCAGAGCTGTCTGATTTCGGCATCCGCCTGGCTCCCGCTCCAGAAGTGCGGGAGTGGCTGCAAGCCGAGATCCTCGCCGACACCGGCAGCATCCACAACGAGGACCACGCCCATCTAATCGATGCGGACATTCGTGTGATGTGGGCGTCTGCCGCCTTCACGAAGAAGGGACGCACGGTGGTGGGCCAAGCCGAGCAGGTAGCGTTCCGCGCGGGCGGTTGGCAGAAAGCCCGGATGGAGCAACAGATGATGGACTGGTTCGGCGACGTGCCGGCTTTCATCATCACCTTGGCTGCCGACTACTGCGCCGACTGTTCCGACGCTGACTTCTGCGCGTTGGTCGAGCATGAGTTATTTCATATAGCTCAAGAGCTTGATCAGTACGGGGCTCCAAAATTTACAAAAGGGGGCGCGCCAAAGCTTTGTATCCGCGGGCATGATGTCGAGGAATTTGTTGGTGTCGTCAGGCGATACGGCGCATCAAAAGACGTCCAGCGAATGGTTGACGCGGCGAACGGTTCCCCAGAGGTCTCAAAGGCTTCGATTGCCCGGTCCTGTGGTACTTGCATCAGAGGAGTTGCATAGGTGGAAGAGCAATGGAAACAGATTCTGGACTGGCCCAACTATGCGGTCAGTGATCGTGGACGAATCAAGAGACTTACGACGCGAAACAGCGGAGTCGCTGGAGCAATTCTTTCGCAGTTCCTGGTCTCCGGGTATCCGTCGGTGAACCTAACCGATTCCGGAAAGCGAAAATCCGTGCGTGTCCACCGCCTGGTTGCTGAAGCTTTCCTGCCAAAGCCAGTGGACGCCACCGAGGTAAATCATATTGATGCCTCTCGATCCAACAACGACCTGCTCAATCTGGAGTGGGTGAGCGCCTCAGGCAACCGGAAGCATGGATATGACCATGGCGCCAACGCAGCTGAAGGTGAGCGCAACGGCTATTCCAAGCTTACTGAAGATCACGTTCGCGTCATTCGCGCGACCAAGCCGCTGACGAGATCGGTTCAGGCTGAGTTGGCTGATCAATTCGGCGTGTCGATGGCGACCGTTAGGGATGTGGCAGCAAGAAGAACATGGGCGCACATCTGAAATGACGCCGAAATCGAATATTGCGAGGGCCTGCGGAACCTGTCTGCTCAAGTCGGCCTGACTTTGACAGTACTTTGACGGATGCCCACTTATGGCCGCACTCAGAGACGAGGTGAAAGCCTTTGTTGTACAGGCGCTGGCCTGCTTTGACACGCCATCTCAAGTGGTGGCCTCAGTCAAAGAAACCTTCGGGATCGATGTCACTCGCCAACAGTGCGAGGCATACGACCCCACAAAATACGTCGGGCGGAGCCTAAACCAGAAGTGGAAGACGCTGTTTGAAGACACGCGCGCCCGCTTCCGGGAGGAGACTGCCGAGATCCCGATCGCGAACCGTGCTTACCGCTTGCGCGCCATGAACCGATTTGTTGAGCGGGCCGAGTCACTGAAGAACATCGGCCTCGCCATGCAGATCCTCGAACAGGCCGCGAAGGAAGTCGGCGACGTCTACGTCAATCGCCACCGGAAGGATGAGCCAGACGACGAACCGGCAATCCCGACGCGCATTCAGGTCGACGTAGTGGATGCGAGGAAGCCGAATGCCGAGCCTTAACGTTCCGCAGTCGCAGTTCCTCCTATTGCCCCACAAGTTTCGCGCATTCGTTGCTGGATTCGGCTCCGGAAAGACCTGGGTCGGCTGCTCGGCGCTCAGCAAGCATTTCATGGAGTGGCCGGGCGTCAACGCTGGTTACTTCGCTCCGACTTACCCGCAGATCCGCGACATCTTCTATCCCACGATGGAGGAGGTGGCCTACGACTGGGGGTTGAAGACCAAGATCAACCAGGCGAACCATGAGGTTCACATCTACAGCGGTCGGCAGTATCGCGGCACTGTGATTTGCAGGTCGATGGAGAAGCCGCAGACCATCGTCGGCTTCAAGATCGGTCATGCTCTGGTCGACGAGTTGGACGTGCTGACGTCGATCAAGGCGCAGCAGGCTTGGCGCAAGATCATTGCTCGGATGCGTTACAACATCCCCGGGCTGAAGAACGGCGTGGATGTGACCACAACGCCTGAAGGCTTCAAGTTCGTCTTTCTCCAGTTCGTGAAGCAGCTGCGCGACAAGCCGGCGCTGAAGGAGATGTATGGCCTGATCCAGGCCAGCACCTTCGACAACGAGCTGAACCTGCCTGACGACTACATCGCCTCGCTGATGGAGTCGTACCCCGAGCAGTTGATCCGCGCTTACCTGAACGGCCAGTTCGTCAATCTGACGTCCGGATCGATCTACCACGCCTACGATCGCAAGCTGAATCAGTGCTTCGACACGGTCCAGTCCGGTGAGCCGTTGTTCATCGGTATGGACTTCAACGTCGGCAAGATGGCGGCGATTACTCACGTCAAACGTAACCAGGGCCTGCCGCGCGCCGTGGACGAGCTGATGGATGGCTATGACACGCCGGACATGATCCGCCGCATCAAAGAACGGTACTGGGAACACACCGGCAATGACTTCAGAAAGACCTGCGAGATCCGGATCTACCCGGACGCCTCCGGTGATTCCCGTAAATCGGTCAATGCCAGCCTCACCGATATCGCCATGCTCAAGCAGGCAGGCTTCACGGTCATCGCGCCGGCGGCCAACCCGCCAGTTAAGGATCGAATCAACGCCATGAACGCCATGTTCTGCAACGCGCAGGGCGAACGGCGGTACCTGGTCAACCCGTTTACATGCCCGACCTACGCCGATGGCCTCGAACAGCAGATCTGGGCGCCCAATGGCGAACCGGACAAGAGCCAAGGTAACGACCACGCCAACGACGGCGGCGGTTACTTCATTCACCGCGAGTACCCGATCATCAAGCCGGTCACCGCTATCAAAATGGGATACGCCCGATGAGCAACGACGTCTCCTTCAAGCGGGCGGACTACATCGAAGTGCTAGATCGCTGGGCAACCGTGCGCGACGTTTGCGCTGGTCAGCACAGGGTTGTTGACCGACTGCCGTACATCAACGCTCACGACAAGTCGCCTGAGAACGTAGACCGAAACAAGGCCTATCGCGAACGGGCGGTGTTCAAGAACGCCACCGGTCACACGCGCAATGGTTTGCTCGGTTTGGCGTTTCACAAAGACCCGACGCTGACAGTCGCCAAGAAGATGGAATACCTGCAGGACAATGCCAACGGCTCCGGTGTGAGCATCTACCAGCATTCGCAGGGCACGCTCGAAAAGGTGCTTGAGGCTGGGCGACATGGTCTGTACGTCGACTATCACCAAGACGCCGGCACCGGTGGGCATTCGGTGATCCTGTCGTACTGTGCAGAAGACATCATCAACTGGCGTACGGGCATGGTAAACGGGCACTGCGTGCTGATCCTGGTGGTGCTGCGCGAATCGCCAGAAATCGAAGACGGCTTCGGCTTTAAGGTGATCGAGCAGTACCGGGAACTTGCTCTCGAGGATGGTGGCTTTGTCTGCCGCGTTTGGCGTCGCTCCGGGCCGAAAGGCGGCGGGCCGCTGGCTGTTGTTGAGGAGTTCAAGCCCACCGGCGCCGCCGGCCGCTTGAAGGAGATTCCATTCACCTTCGTCGGCGCGCAAAACAACGACCCGAGTATTGACGAGTCACCGCTTTACGACATCGCCATGATCAATCTAGGCCACTATCGGAACAGCGCCGACTACGAGGACAGCGTCTTCTGGTGTGGCCAGGCCCAGCCATGGATTTCCGGTCTGGATGAACAGTGGCGCGACTGGATGGAGAAGAACGGCGTTTACGTCGGCTCCCGCGCGCCGATGATGCTGCCGGCAGGAGGAGCCTTCGGTTATGCTCAGCCGCAGCCGAACACGTTGGTCAAAGAGGCGATGGCCGACAAGAACCAGATGATGATCGAACTGGGCGCCCGAATGGTCGTGGCTTCTCTCTCATCCAAGACGGCGACCGAAGCCCGCGGTGATCAGTCGGCATCGACGTCGGTGCTTGCCGGCTGTGTGGCGAACGTCAGCGAGGCGTACACCCGGGCGATCATGTGGTGCTGCACCTACATGGGCGTCGACGACGCGAAGGCTGCGTACCAGATCAACCAAGAGTTCGTGGAACTGACGGCAGATCCGCAAATGATCACCGCGCTGGTCGGCCTCTGGCAGAACGGTGGATTCGCCAAAGCGGATCTTCGGGCGTACCTGCGCAAGTTGGGCCTGATCGCGCCGGAGCGCACTGACAAGCAGATCGACGGTGAGCTGGCAGAGCAGGGCGACGGCCTGGGCCTGGACGATGAGGACAAAGTAAATGGCGGCAAACCAGGCAATCCTTGACACCACGATTCGGCACGCAGTCTTTCTCGAAAAGCTGAAGGCCGGGGAGGTCGGCAAGTTTGCTCCCGTCCTCAAGGACATCGACCGCTCGATCCGCGACAGGCTGACCCAGTCGGATCTGACCGAGTACAACGTGAAGCGACTGGAAGCGCTACTGAAAGAGGTCGACAGTCTGCTGCTGGGTATCTTCGACCGCTACAGCGCGCAACTGAACCTCGACCTGATCGACATCGCCAACTACGAGGCTGAGTTTGAGGCGGCGAGCCTGGGCCGGTCAGCGCCGGTTGGCGTCTCGCTGGATGTGGTCGCGCCGACGGCCGCGGCTATCCGCACCGCGGTGTTGACCAATCCCCTCAGTGTGCGCGGCACCGGCGGCGGTAAGTTGCTGAAGTCGTTCATCAAGGGATGGACCAGTGCCGAGCGCGAGCGAGTCACCGGCACGATCCGGCAGGGATTCTTCGAAGGTCAAACGAACTTCCAGATCATCCGCAACATTCGCGGCACCAAGGCAGCCGGGTACAAGGACGGGGTTCTCGCCACCACCAACCGCAATGCCAGCACGGTCGTGCACACCGCGATTCAACATGTGTCGTCTCAGGCGCGTATGGAGGTGGCCAAGGCCAATACGGACATCGTGTCCGAAGTCGAGATGGTCGCCACGCTGGACAGCAAGACCAGCCAGCAGTGTCGGTCGATGGATAAGCGACGATTCCCGGTCGATTCCGGGCCGCGTCCACCGTTTCACCCGAATTGCCGTACTACGTTCATCCTGCTGACCAAGCTCAGCGAGATGTTCGCCAAGGGCGCCACGCGGGCGGCGGTGGGCGCAGATGGAGCGGGGCAGGTCAGCGCGAGCCTCGACTATTACCACTGGCTTCAACAACAGCCAGCGTCGTTTCAGGACGTGGCAATCGGACCGGTGCGGGCGAAGCTGTTCCGAGAGGGCGGTTTGAGCGTCGAGCGTTTCGCCGAGCTGCAGCTTGATCGCAATTTTTCGCCATTGACTCTTGTCCAGATGAAAGAGCTGGAGCCATTGGCTTTTGAGCGGGCGGGCGTTTAGGAGTGCTAAAGTGCCATCATCATTGAAGATGGATGGCCTTTATGAAATTGGTTTGGATTACCGGGTGTTTATTTTTATGTGTGATCAGCGGCTTGCTTGGGCTCACCGCTGGCATAAATATGAATCCAGAGTCGACAGTGCGCTTCGTTCCAAGCTGGGGAAGCTTGGGCGATTGGGTCTCCGGAACCGGTGCACTGTTAGCGGTTCTGGTGACGCTGCACTTGGCTGACAAGCAACGCCGAGAGGATACGGAGTTGTTGAAGGTTGTTGCCAACGCAAGCTTCCCATTTGGGCCGGGATACCTAGGAGAACCCTTCATTTCTTTGGCATTGACTTCAGAAGGAAAGAGACCCGTAACCGCGACGAGCTTGAGCGTGAGGTCAACTCAAAGCAAAACAGGCTTAGCCATCACTGGTTTTGCCAACCATTCGCCTATTCAAAACTTTCCTATTCGCCTCGAATACGGTCAACAAGCAAGCATTCACCTGGAGCCAGGTGCTGAATTAGAAATCGAAAACTTCGTCCGAGACTACTGTGACGGGATATCTAAAGGGCTTACTTTTGTTGTTGGAACCACGACTGGATATTGGGAAGGCCCCATCTCCTCTGGTCTCTTTGAAATGAGAAGAAACGCGGCCGATATTAGAAATAGCGTTTAGTTTTTTGAGTTCGTAATTACCCAGCCTCGCCATAGTGCGGGGCTTTTTTACGCCCGCAAAGCGGGCAACACATACCCAAGGGGTGCATCAACGTGGCAGAAGAAAACGAAATCGACCTGGACAATCCGGCAATCAAGGCCGCTATCGCGACTGCCGTTGAGACCTCTGTTTCTGGTCTGAAAACCAAAAACTCCGAGCTGCTGGGCAAGCTGAAGGAAACCACCGGCAAGCTCAGCCAGTTCGAAACCCAGTTCGAGGGCATCGACATTGACGCCGTCAAAGGCTTGCTCAGCCGGGCCGGCCAAGACGAAGAAACCAAGCTGCTGACTGAGGGCAAGGTGGACGAGGTGTTCAATCGCCGCACCGAGCGCTTACGTGCCGACAACGATAAGCAGTTGAAGGCGCTCACGGCGCGGGCCGAAAAGGCTGAGGCATTCGCCGCCAAGTTCCAGGGCAAAGTCCTGGGCGATTCGGTTCGGGGTGCAGCGCTGAAAGCCGGCGCACTGCCTGAAGCAACCGACGACATCATCCTACGCGCCAAAGGCGTGTTCTCGCTGAACGAAGAGGGGGAAGCGGTCGCCGTTGATGAATCCGGCCAGGTCATCCTCGGAAAAGACGGCAAGACCCCTCTGACTCCGCTCGAATGGGCGGAATCCTTGCGCGAAAGCGCACCTCATCTGTGGCCAAGGGCTTCAGGGACACAAGCCCCGGGCGGGGGTGGCGGCCAGGCTGCATTTAAGCGCTCCGAAATGACTGCCGAGCAAAAGCGCGACTACCAGCGCAAGCACGGCCAAACCGCATACCTGCAATTGCCCAAGTAAGGGGATTCACCCATGGCAACGACTGTGAACAGCGACCTGATCATCTACAACGATGAGGCGCAAACCGCATACCTGGAGCGTGTCCAGGACAACCTCGACGTATTCAACGCATCGTCCAACGGCGCGATCGTGCTCGACAACGAGCTGATCGAAGGCGACTTCCGCAAGCGCTCTTTCTACAAGATTGGCGGCTCGCTGGAGCATCGCGACGTCAACTCCACCGGCAAGGTGACCGCGAAGAAGATCGGCGCCGGCGAGGCCGTGGGCGTCAAGGCACCGTGGAAGTACGGCCCGTACCAGACCACCGAAGAGGCTTTCAAGCGCCGCGGTCGTCCGGTCGACGAGTTCTCTCAGATCATCGGCGCCGACGTTGCTGACGCCACCCTGGAAGGCTTCATCCAGTACTCCACTGCTGCTTTGCGCGCCTCGATCAGTTCCAACGCTGACATGGTGGTTTCGGCCAATATCGAGACCGACGGCAAGAAGACCCTGACTCGCGGTATGCGCAAGTTCGGCGACAAGTTCGGCCGCATCGCACTGTGGGTCATGCACTCCAGCGCTTACTTCGACATCGTGGACGAGGCGATCGCGAACAAGGTTTACGAGGAGGCGGGCGTCGTCATCTACGGCGGCTTGCCAGGCACTCTCGGCAAGCCGGTGCTGGTCACCGACACCGCGCCCGCAGATGTGATCTTCGGCCTGCTGCCAAACGCTGTGGTGATCACTGAATCTCAGGCGCCCGGCTTCCGTTCGTACGCGGTGAACGACGAGGAGAACCTGGGTATCGGCTATCGCGCTGAAGGCACCGTCAACATCGATGTTCTCGGCTACAGCTGGAAGGAAGCCGCTGGTGGTGCGAACCCAACGCTTGCCGCCGTGGGTTCGGCTGCGAACTGGGTCAAGCATTCCAACAGCAACAAGGTGACTGCCGGCGTGCTGATCACTCTGACTACTACGCCACCAGCCGGCGGCTGATACTGGCGCTGACAGCGGCCAGCGATGGCCGCTACGGAGACTTTTATGGAACTGGTTTACTCCACTCAGAACTCGGACTTCGATCCGGAAAAGCGGTACCGCAATCCGGCGCACTTTGATCGGCCTGAAGCGGGTGTTACACACGCAGTTGTGATTGGCGACTGGCCGAAGGTGATCGACGCCTATGAGACACTGGGCGTCGAAGTCTCAGTGTTGAAGCCTTTGATCAGCCCACCGGTTGATTCGGGTGATGCTGACGCTATTGTCGGCCTGGAACAGATCAACGCCACGCTGCGCGCCGAGCGTGACGGCATTCTGCGACTGATCGACGCCGCCGAGGGGCAATCGGATCTGCAACACCCTGGCGCCGGCGAACTGGCAATCCGCCTGTTCGGTGCGCTGAAAGCCATTCATGAGGGGTTCGAAACCCTTACGGGTGAGCGCGACAATTTGGCTGGCGAGGTTGAATCTCTCCGCGCTGAAGTCGAACGCCTGAAGGCGGCAGCGGAACCGGTCGACAATGCCGAGAAGATCGCGAACCTCAAAGCGCAACTCGACGCCGCCAACGTGACGTATCGGGCGAATGCCTCGGTAGAATCGCTGGAAAAGGCAGTTGCTGACCTGCAGCAGGCGTAATAACCCGGGTGCCCGGTAACGTGGCACTCGATCCAGAACACCACAGCGAGCTGATTCATGACTCTCATCATTGAGGACGGCACCGGCAAGCCCGACGCCGAAAGCTACGCATCTGCCGAAGATCTGGCCATGTACGCCGTGAAGTTCGGTGTGACCATCCCGGCAGAAGTGCCAGCACAGGAAGCGCTGTTGCGCCGGGCTGCGTTGGCAATGGATGGCATGACGTGGAAAGGGCGGAAGACCAGCAGCGAGCAGGCTCTCGCCTGGCCGCGCCGCGGTGTCGAGTTGGATTACGAGATCAAGCCCGACATCTACCTGCCCGCGCGCATCCAGTACGGCCAGATGGCGCTGGCTGCCGAGATCCATACCGACGACGTTGACCCGATCGAGAAGCGCAAAGGCGCGGTAACGCTTGAGCGTGTTGAAGGCGCTGTCACACGCGAGTACGCGGCGATCCCGAACTCCAGCGGCCGACTGTTGCCGGCGGCGCCGGATCGTCCGAGCGCAACCCAGTTTGCTGACTACCTACAGAAGCGCGGTCTGTTCGCAGTGCGCGCATAGCTGAAACGGAGCCACCATGGCCTTCTATGACGAAATGGCCGTGATGGCTCTGGAGATGATCACAGAGTTCGGCCAGCCCGTGACCATCAGCAAGACGGAGCCGGGCGAGTACGATCCGGATATCGGCGGCGAAGCCCCGGGCGAGCCCGTAGAGCAAACCGCCCAGGGCATCCTGCTTGACTTCACCGGTCAGGAATTCCAGAACAACAGCCTCATCAAGCAGGGCGACAAGAAGCTGAAGATCGCCGCGCAAGGTTTGGCCTGGGTGCCGGGGCTGCTGAACAAGGTGATCATTCAGGGGCGCACCTGGTCCATCGTGCCGCCGCTGAAAGAGGTCAACCCCGCCGGCACGCCGATCCTGTATGAGCTTCAGGTGCGGTCATGAGCCGAGCAGGCGCTGGCCAGTCCGGAAGCTTCGCTTTGAGCCTTGCGGATTTTGCCGCGCAGACCAGCGAAGCCATCGACGCCAGCGTGCGCGAGATCATCATCGAGGTCGGCAGTAGCCTGATCCGCATGTCTCCCGTGGGCAACCCGGAGATATGGGCGCAGAACGCTGTCGCGGCCCAGTACAACAAGGCCGTTGACGACCACAACTCCGCGCTGCGCAGCGACCCTGCCAACATGACCAGGGGCGGCAGGCTCAAGAAAGGTCGCAAGCTCCACGACGGCATGGACATCGTCGCACCGGATGGCTATGTCGGCGGCCGGTTCCGCGCGAACTGGCACATTTCCCTTGGCGTAGTCGAGAGCGTCACCTTCGACGAGGTCGACCCGAGCGGCACCGAGACAGTCGCCGCCCTGGTCGCCGCGATGAGCGATTTCACCGCCGGCCAGATCGCCTACCTCATCAACAACTTGCCCTATGCGATTCCGCTGGAGTTCGGCCATTCCACACAGGCCCCCGGCGGCATGGTCCGGGTCACCGTGGCTCGCTTCCAGCAGATCGTGCAGGAGGCCATCAGGAACAATCAGGTATGAAGTTCGAAGACGTACCGGTTCGCCCGGTGATGAGATACACGCTGTGCGACTGTGGCGGGCGGTTACTCCAAGAGGATGGCGCGGTAGTTTGGCTTTCAAGTCCGCCGCAATATCCCCATCAATGCGAGAAATGTCGGGAGCGGAAAAGCTTGCGATCGGTTTCACCCTCCCTGATCTGGGAGGCTGTCTGATGTCTCACGCAATAGTCGCCTCGATCTACGAAGCAAAACTCATCGCTTGGAACAATGCCAGGCCACAGAAGCTAAAGATCGTCTTCGAGAACACGGCCTACACACCGGCAGCGGATGAAACATATCTGCGAGCGTTCACGATCCCGGGCGATACCGCGAGCAACACGCTCGGCGGCGATCACCGGCTGTTCACTGGCGTGTTTCAGGTGAGCGTTATTGCGCCGGCCGGTACCGGGAAAACAAAGACGAATCCGATCGTCGATGAGCTGATAGGTCTATTCCCTCTGTACGCTCGGGACACGAAAGGGGCGGTCACTGTGGTGACTATGTCGCCAGTTGATCCAGGTCCAGGCATCACCGGCGATTCCGCGTACACCGTCCCGGTCTCGTTCTCCTATCGAGCCGATACCAACTGATCCCGCCCATTGGGCAACCCTACGAAACCCGCCACTGAGCGGGTTTTTTCATATCTGCAAAGAGGAAATACCCATGGGCTACAAGATCCCGAACGGCGGCACTTTCCAGCACGCTGCAACCTATGCCACTGCACTGGCTTTCGCTTCCATCACCAACGCCACTGAAGCTGTGGCCACCGTTGTGGGCGGTACGCTGAGTGCCGGCGATATTGTGTTGCTGACTTCGGGCTGGAGCAAGCTGGACAGCAAGGTGGTGCGCATTAAAGCGGCGACCGCCACGGCAATCACGCTGGAAGGCATCGACACCACCGACACCCAGATCTTTCCGGCCGGTGGCGGTGCGGGCACCATGCGCAAGGTTCTGACCTGGGTGCAGATTCCGCAAATCTCCGACGTTGCCTTCTCCGGCGGTGAACAGAACTACCTCGACGTGGTTTTCCTCGAGGATGACCAAGGCAAGCAAATTCCGACCGACAAATCTGCAGCCAGCATGGTGCTGACCTTGGCGGATGACCCTGCTCAGGACTTCAACAAGGTGCTGATGAAGGCTGATGCCGGCAAGCAGGTTGAGGCTGCGCGCCTGAACCTGCCGGGCAATGACACGCTGCTGTACGGCGCTTACACATCGTTCTCCAAGCAGCCAGCAGTTTCCCGCAACAACCTGCTGACTCGCACTGTGAACCTGGCTCTTCAGGCCGAGCCGACCCGCTACCTGACAGCGGCGGTGTAACCCATGGCAAAAATCAGAATCGCCCAGAATCCGACGTTCCAAGCAATGGTGCTGATCCCGATCGTTGGCAGCGCGCCTGAAAAGATCGAGTTCACGTTCAAGTATCGCGACCGGCTGGAACTGGCCGCGCTTTTCGATGAGTGGAACGAGAATCGAAAGGAAGCCTTGGCCGCGCTCGGGGATCAACCATCGCTTTCTGAAGTGGTTGCTGCTGATGCAGCCCAGCAGGTTCAGCAAATCAAGGATCTGGTGGCTGGCTGGGCCTTCGACGACAAGTTCGATGAGAAGAGCATCACCGCGCTGGTGAAGTCGTGCCAAGGCGCAACCGAGGCGGTAGTCGAAGCCTACCAAGGCGCCTACAACCAGGCCCGCCTGGGAAACTGACGGACGCCGCGCGCGCACTTTATGCGCCAGCGGCGCCGGTCGAGTTGATGAGTATGTTCGGCCTTGCGCCTGGTGATCTGGAAGAGGAAACGGAAGTCTGGCCCTGTAACTGGCCAGCCTTTCTGTTGTTCAACCGAATGTCCACGCAGTGGAGGGTCGGCACCGGTGGCGCCATCGGCCTAGATTACAACTGCATCCGCGACGTCGCCGGCTTCCTCGGCATCAAGAAAAAGAAACTCGCTGAAATCTTTCCTGACCTGCAGGTGCTGGAAGGCGAAGCCCTGCGCGTGATGGCGGAGGAAAGGGAAAACAGC